GTTACTTTACAGATAGAGTAGAGATGAGTCAGGATGATGAATTAAATAGCCCAGAGGCTATCTCACTATTAGAAGAGATTTCTGACGCATTAGAATCTAGGATGCTTAATCTAGCCTCATATAGCGACTATCCAGACTCTGTGTCAAACAATGCTAAAAGAGCTTTAGAATGGGCAGAAGAGAATGGTTGGGGAAGCTGTGGAACTGCTGTAGGAAAACGTAGAGCATCCCAGTTAGCAAATAGAGAGGCTATAAGCGTATCTACCATCAAAAGGATGTACAGCTACCTCTCACGCCATAAAGGCGATCTAAAGGCTTCTAAAGGTTATTCTGACGGGTGTGGCAAACTGATGTACGATGCGTGGGGTGGTAAATCAGCACTAAGCTGGTCTGAATCTAAAATTAACTCACTAGATAAGTAATGAAAAGCAGAAGAAGGTATACATACAGCAGAACCAGTAGAAAGGGCGGTAGAAGAGGCTGTTTATGTGCCGATGGGCGAACATATTCGTCTAAGTGCTGTGACGGAAGTTTGCAGGCACAGGGAATAGGAAGCATAACAGGAACTCCTTCTGAAGCTCCAGTTGAACCGCCACCAAACGGTGATTCATACTTACTACTAGAAAATGGAGATTTCATATTACAAGAAAACAACGACAAAATTATTTTATAATGGCAGATAAGAAAATATCACAACTAACAGAAGTAACGGCTGTAAACATCTTAGGAACTGAAGAAATAGCCTTAGTTCAGTCTACAGAAACAAAAAAAGCGACACTAGAGAATGTACAAAAATACATTACAAACCACCTAACGCCAACAACATTAAGTGTTACAGCAGGCGGAACTTACGATTTAGGAAATGAAGTTTACGATGAAGCAGAACTTATTGTTCTTAGTTGGGTTGGCGAAAACGGAAGAGCAACACTTACACTTCCAGATGTTACCCTAGATAAGAACCTAAATAGAACTAAACGTATCATAACCGACTCTAGTTTCTCTAACTCAACCCACGTAGATTTAACACCTTACGGCTCTCAAACATTAGACGGTTCTAACGATGCATTCGACTTAAATAGAGCATATGAAGGCATAAAAGTTTGGGGAAATGGAACTGAATGGTTTATTATACAGCAAAAAGCATAGTTAAAAATCGAACAGACAGCATATTAACAATTACTATTTAAAATTATTCGTAAAATGAACAGTCCAAAAGCAACAACAATTCTAAATGAAATCTTGCAGAAGCTGTCCTCTATTGCAGAACCAGAAAAAGTAGTCGAAGAGACAACTGAATTGGAAGCTGTAACAGAAGAAACTCCTACCGAAGAGGTAGAGGCTGCTGCTGAAGTTGAAGAATCTGTATCAGAGGCTACTGAAGAATTATCTGAAGAAGCTGAACTAGAAACAGAAGAAACACAACTTATGGAAGGTTATGTTACTGAAGAAGCGTTTGCATCTAAGATTGCTGAAATGGAGGCTAAAATGGCTGAAATGGCAAAAATGTTAGATAGCGAAATGGGTTACAAAAGAGAGCTAGAAGAATTATCTTCTAAAATGGAAAAACTTTCTGCTGAACCTGCTGCTGAAGCAATTAACCACAATCCAGAAGCTGCTACCGAAAAGAAACCAATTTACAATTTCGGAATGCAGAGATCACAAAACACATTAGACAGAGTATTTAACCGATTAAACAATCAAAACTAACCAATAATGGCTACAACTACTTCAATTACAACTACTTATGCTGGTGAATTTGCAGGACAATACGTTGCTGCAGCTTTACTAGAAGCTAATACCCTTGCAAAAGGTGGTATTACAATCAAACCAAATGTTAAATTCAAGGAGGTACTAAAGAAAGTATCTGTTGATGATATCGTAAAAGACGCTTCTTGCGACTTCGATCCTACTTCAACAATTACTCTTACTGAAAGAATCCTTACTCCTGAAGAGCAGCAAGTAAACTTACAAATCTGTAAGAAAGACTTTGCCTCTGACTGGGAAGCTGTACAGATGGGCTACTCTGCTTATCACAATGTACCACCTAGCTTTGCAGACTTTATTTTAGGACACATTGCTGCTAAAGTAGCAGAGCGTACTGAAAAGTCTATCTGGGCTGGATCAACTGCTACAAGCGGACAGTTTGACGGATTCTCTACTTTATTAGCCGCTGATGCTGATCTACCTGCTGCACAAGAAATTGCAGGAGCTACTATCACTTCTTCTAACGTTGTTGCTGAATTAGGCAAGATCGTTGATGCTATTCCAGATACTCTTTACGGAGCTGAAGACCTTTACATCTATGTATCTCAAAACATCGCTAGAGCTTACGTTAGAGCTTTAGGTGGATTTGCAGCAGTACAAAATGTAGCAGGAGACGAAAATGTAGGTTCTATCGGAGCTAACGGTGTTGGCGGACAGGGTACTATGTGGTATCAGAACGGTGGATTAGAAATCGATGGTGTAAAAATCTTTGTTGCTAACGGATTAGCAAGCAATGACGCTATCGCCACTACTAAATCTAACTTATTCTTCGGAACAGGCTTAATCGCTGACCACAACGAAGTTAAATTGTTAGATATGGCTGACCTAGACGGAAGTCAAAACGCTAGAATCGTTATGCGATTTACAGCTGGTGTACAGTATGCAAACGTTGAAGATATCGTTACTTACGGTATTCCAAACTCTGCTAACTAGAAATAAACAATAATTCAGAATTAAGGGTGGGTAAGCACATAGCCTACCCGCCCTTTTTTCATTAAACACAAAAAACTATGGCTTGTAATTTAACTCGATCTCGTGCTGAAGCTTGTAAAGATACAGTAGCAGGAATCAAAAAAATATATTTCGCAGACTTCGGAACGCTAGGAACTATCACTTCTGCAGATGACGAAATTACTAATCTGACAGGAACAACAGTTGGTGCTGTTGACAATTCTTTAACCTTATTTACTTACGAAGTAAAAGGGAACAACTCATTTGAAACTACTATCAACGCATCTCGTGAGAATGGTACTGTATTCTATGAGCAGGTTCTTAATATTACTTTAAAGAAATTAACTAAAGAAGACCACAAAGAATTAAAATTGTTGGCAGCGGGGAGACCTCACATATTTGTGGTTGACCAGAATGACAATGTATTCTTAATGGGTAAAGAAAATGGTGCTGACGTAACAGCTGGTACTGTTTCTACTGGAAATGCTTTAGGTGACTTTAACGGTTACAACTTAACCTTTACTGCACAAGAAGTAGCTCCACCAAACTTCGTTGAAGTTGATGCTACATCAGCTACTTTCCCTGTAAGTGAACTGGGATTGACTGGAGATGTTGTTATTGGCGCACCAACCGCTGTATAACATCAATCAATTTTATAAGGAAAGGGTGTACATTTGTACGCCCTTTTTTTGTACCTTTAAAACAGAATATACGTTTTTAGTTATTTGTTTATGCACATACTAACGACCTCAACAGATACGCAGTCAATTAAGATATCAGCTAGAAGAGATACTTCTGAACCTATATTTCTATTGACGGATAAAACCAGTAGGATAACGGAGACTATATCGGTTACTAAGACTACTGATGGAGACTTTATGGTGCTTTCTGCGAGCTTTTCTCTCAAAGAAGGTAGTCAATACTCATTCAGAGTAAAAGAAGGCTCTACAGAGCTTTATAGAGGCTTAATATACTGTACAGATCAAACAGAACTGGATAAGTTCTTTATAAATAAAGATGAATATGTATCTCAAACAGGGTACGATAATGACTTTGTAATATTATAATGAAAGAAAAAGAGAAAGATCAGTCTAGTACTGTTCACGTTTTAAAGATGTCCTCTTACACAGCTCCACCAGTAATTGAAACTGCTAGGGGTGAATGGGTAGAGTACGGTGAAGATAACAATTATTTCCAATACCTAATAGATAGGTATAATGGTTCGCCAACAAATAATGCTGCTGTAAACGGTATTTCTGAAATGATATATGGTAGAGGGCTAGAAGCCACTAACAGCGAAGAGAATCCAGAAGCATATGCAGCGATGCGTGAGTTGTTTAAAAAGGACTGTATGAAGAAGATTTGCTATGACTATAAAATGATGGGTCAGGCAGCTTTGCAAATAATATACAGTAAAGACCATTCTCGTATTGTGCAGGTAGAGCATATTCCAATCGAAACATTGAGAGCTGAAAAGGCTACTATTGGTAACGTGAAAGGTTACTACTACCACCCTAATTGGCAGGATATGAAAAGGGATGAGAAGCCTAAGCGTATTTCTGCCTTTGGAACTTCTAAAGATGGGATTGAGATTATGTATATTCGACCTTACAAAGCAGGGTTTTACTACTATTCTCCTGTAGACTATCAGGGAGGATTACAGTATGCTGAACTGGAAGAAGAAATTGCTAATTATCACATAAGTAATATACAGAACGGTTTACAGCCTAGTATGTTAATTAACTTCAACAATGGTACTCCGTCAAAGGAGCAGCGAGATGATATAGAAAGAGCTATTTACGAAAAGTTCTCTGGCAGTTCAAATGCAGGTAGATTTATTTTGGCGTTCAATGATAGCAAAGAATTAGCTGCTTCTATAGAGCCAGTTATGCTGAATGATGCTCACCAACAATACCAATTCCTTTCAGATGAAAGTATGAAGAAGGTTATGGTGTCTCACCGTATTGTATCGCCAATGTTGGTAGGAATAAAGGATAACTCTGGACTAGGTAATAATGCACAGGAGTTGGAGACAGCTTCTTTGCTTATGGATAACACAGTTATTCGTCCTATGCAGGTCACTATTATTGATGGATTGGAAAAGATACTAGAATACAATGAGATTGACCTAGACCTTTATTTCCAGACTCTACAGCCGCTAGAATTTACTGATCTTACTAATGCACTAACAGATGCTGAAGTAGAGAAAGAAACTGGTGTAAAGCCATCACAGGTACAAAAGGAACAAGAAATTAACGAAGAAATCGAGGAATAATGGCTACAGCACTTTTTATAAAGAGAGAGGATTTAGTGAAAAATACAGCTTTAAGTGGTAATGTAGATACCGATAAGTTTATTCACTTTATTAAATTGGCGCAAGAAATACATATAAGAAACTTTTTAGGTAGTGATTTATATGATAAGATTAGCGCAGATATAATTGCAAACACCTTAACTGGTGATTATCTAGCTCTAGTTAATGATTATATTCAGGATATGCTAATACACTATGCAATGTCCGAGTACCTTCCATTTGCAGCATATACTATTTCAAATGGCGGTGTTCATAAGCACAGTAGCGAAAGTAGTCAAATTGCTGGTAAAAACGAGATAGATCAGCTTATCGCCAAAGAAAGGGATTATGCTGACTACTATACTAACAGGTTTATCGACTATATGAGTTTTAATGCTCCCAGTAAATTCCCTGAATATTTTAGCAACAACAATGAAGAGATATATCCAGATAAGGAAGTAACGTTTAATGGATGGGTGTTATAAAGAAAAGAAAAAAAACAGGTCAATATAGACCAAAGGAGCAGAACGAAATTAAGCTATCTAGTTATATTAGAAAGCAAAAATATGAGTTGGGGGAAAATATACGAAACAACTAGCTGGGGTCTATTGGTGTCTTATATACACATAGGATTTAATAGAGCAGCAGCATTAGCCGCAGCAGCAGTAACAATATTAATAGATAGCGTAAACATACTAATAGATACCATAACAAACAGAATAAACTAATATGGCAACAAATCAACAAAACATAAACATCGGAACAGCGGATAACGCTAATGATGGTGATGTATTAAGAGCAGCGTTTCGTAAGGTACGAAAGATGTTTGCTGAAATATATGGCGATACTGACGCTGAAAACCTAACAGATACCGAAGTAGTTCCATCTACAAACTTTGATACACATATCACAGAGAAGATTCAGGACACAGTTTCAGGGATGTTCTCGAATGGAACTCAAACTAACGTAATTGTAACATATGATGATGCAGACGGATCAATAGATTTAAACGTAGCTGCTGATATTACAGATGTTAATGCGGGAGCTGGTTTAACTGGTACTAATGAAGATGGAGGAGCTGCTACATTAAATGTTGGCGCAGGAACAGGTATTACAGTAAACGCTGACGATATACAAATTACAAATGGCGGGGTAGATACCACTCAATTAGCAGACAATGCCGTAACAGCAGATAAATTAGCTGATTCTATCAATTCAGAAATAGCACTAAATTCAGCTAAATTAACAAACGCAACTCATACAGGGGATGTAACTGGCT